GTATGTTCAGACACTACTGTCTTTGGAAAAAGATATGTGGTACGGTGATGTAGATGGATGTGATTCTAGATTTCTATTAACACTCGCAAGGGTGGTGAGAGATGTTCGTATCAGGTATTCAAGACTTGAATATGAACAAGCCATTGTAGATTTGTACAATTGGGTCTACTGCGGTTTTGCGGTAGTTCTAGGATTTCTATACATTATGTTTCACCAGAAGTCTGGATGGAAAAATACCGGGCATGACAACACGTTTATGGTGTTGCTTAGCTGGGCTCTGTGTTGGCAGTTTTTTGCCCCAGAGATGGTGTTTGAAGAGTTTATTAGAGCTTTCATAAACGGAGATGATTACGTTATGAAGTTAACCAACGGGGAAACCCGGTATGGTCAACTAACTCTTAAGGTCTTGACTGACTATTTGGAAGTACGATATGGTATTTTCAATATGATTGGCCCCAATGTGCCCATGCTACCTCCCCAGGTAGTCTTTTTATCTCATCATTTGAGATTGCGGCACCACGCTCGATTTGGTGACTTTTATGTTGCTGCCGGCAATTTGCCGAAGCTCCTCAGCTCAATTAGCTGGGTGAGAACCAATCCTGATTTTACATTCGAAGAAAGTGTATTAATGCATTGGTTAGGTCTACGTATTATGCTGTGGCCATGGGAGATTGAATTTGATCTCCTGGAAGCTGAGATTGACAAATGGATTGCCAAAATTTCCTGGACGGAGAGATTGGCGCTTATTTTGCGAGCTCGGATTCCCGAACAACAGATTGCCCTCGTGCATCTTAAATTAGAGTCTGTTAGTTTTTTCCCGGATTCTGACCCTTATGAGGTATTTAAAAGTCTTGACTGCCTTATAAAAGGGGGTGCAGGTGAGTGTATGAGCTTACCTTGGCACGGAAATTACGTAGGTCCTGGTTGGTCAGCTGGTAAATTTCAATCCAGCACTGTAGATAATTCTGTCCCTGCGATAGACGACTTTGACGAAGCTGCAAGACAACACGACGCAGCTTATTTTAATTCTGATAGTAACAGCGACCGTGCTGCTGCTGATTGGAAATTTGTACGTG